CGCCGCTCAGCGACGAAGATCTGCAGCGCCGCGAACAGGAGGAGCGCGACCGCAAAGCCGCGCAGGAGGCGGCAAGAAGGGCACAGCAGGACCAGGCACCCGGCGACCAACAAGACCGGGAGGATGCGCCAGACGCTAACCAGATGGCGGCTATGTTCGCAGCGGCGCAGCGTGTACTGTTACGGGGGGCCTATGGCGACTGACCAGGTAAAGCACAAGGCGTGGGCTGATGCGCAGGTAGCGGCGCTGCTGGAGCTGGGTGTGGACCTGGCCGACGCGCAGCGCAGCGTCAAATGGACGCTGGACACCATGCCGGAGGAGGCAGATCCCAACACATGGATTCCCTCGGCGGAACAACTCTATCACGACCCGTCTACACCCGAATCCATCCAGGATGCCCGCACGGCCTGGTACGCCAGTGATGCCGTGCCGGCGAAGTACAAGCGCATCCTTGATGCAGGCGAGGAAAAGGAGCAAGGGGAATGAGCGACATACTGAGCATTCGCATTCACGAGGGCGGCCATCTGGCAGAGCGGGAGATTATCGTACTGCCAAAGGGAACGACCGTCTATACGCCTGGTACAGCGTGCGTACATACGACAGGACCGGTGTGCGAGATCAACGTGTTAATCGGCGGGTTGTCGGACGAAACAGCCAGGCGGGTAGTGGAATTGATACGGAAAGGGACGCCGCCGGCGCCTGGTAGCGAGGAGATATGCCTTGGCTGACGTCCTCCCCGGCTACACCTGGAATCCCGCCTCCCAGCGCTACCGCAGCAGCGGCACCGGCCGCTTCGTCGCGCGGCGTGACATCCTGGGTTTGCTGGATGGTCAGGTCAACAGCGCCAGTCAGCGGCTCGGCGACCTGACCACCGCCCTGCACGAGGGCCGCATCGCGCCGGGGGTGTGGACCGACCAGATGCAAAGCGAGCTGCGCCGGCTGCACAGCCAGAATCGAGCGTTGGCGGCCGGCGGCTGGGACCGCATGACTCCGCGGGACTGGGGCGCTGTGGGCGGCCGTCTACGTGACGACTATGCCCGCGTGCAGCGACTGGCGACCGAGATCCAGAACGGCACGGTGAGCCTGCCGCAGGCACTTAACCGCGTCAACGGCTACGTGGGCAATGCCCGCGTGCAGTTCTGGAACGCCGAACGTGAGCGGGCACAGGCGGAGCCGGGGCAGGCGGTCATAGAGATACGTCAGCTCGGGGTAGCCGAGCACTGCGGCGACTGCGTGGACTACTACGACCGGGGCTGGTGCATGGCCGGCCAGTTGCCGTCGCCGGGCGTGGACAGCGAGTGTACGACGCACTGCCGCTGCACTATGTCGTTTCGGCAGGTACCGCTGCAAGAGCTTAATGACTGGCTGGGAACGAGGCGCAGATAATGGCGGAGCAGAACGGAACGTCAGTGAATGGCACGGGGCCGGCAGGCGTAAAAAGCCGGCGCCAACTCGCGTGGGAGCGGCTCATGCTGCGGCTGTTGTCACTGGAGCCGGGCATGATGTACATCATCTCTTTGGCGATCGACGACAAAGAGGGCTACTTGGTGGGCAGCATCGAGTGTAAAGGCAAGGTCGAGCGCTGGGGATAGGCTTGACAATCCAGTAAAGTCACTGTAGACTTACTGTTAGCTGAATATGCGGACCGGCGACCGTACCGGCCGACGCGATGTGAAACGAAGACACACAGGCGCATTCCTTTCGAGGAGTGCGCCTTTTTTGTTGCTTTGAGCAAGGCGAATGACATGCCGACAGACGCACAAGCCTCTACCTTTATGTTCCGCTCGCTGCCGCTGCGCGCTGCGCCGGTTGTCAGTGTCGACCGTGACCAGCACATTATCTACGGCGTTTCGGCCGCGCAGGCCGTCGAGGCCCTGGGCCACGACATGGTACTGGACGGCAAGACCATTGGTCAGTTGGTCGAACACGGCAACGCCGCCCGCAATGGCGTCAAGAGCCGGTTCACGCATCCGGGTCTATCCAGCACGGGACTAGGCAAGTACCTGGGCCGGCTGCGCAACTTCCGCCAGGAGGGCGATAAGGCTCTGGCTGACTTGCACCTGGCTGACAGCGCCTTCAAGACGCCGGATGGCGATCTTGGCACCTACGTCATGGACATGGCGGAGCACGACCCCGACATGTTCGGCATGAGTGTAGTCATCCAGGGCCGCCGCGTGTGGACCCTCGCTGACGGCACCGAGATGGACGTGGAAGACTTCAAGGAGGGGCGCCGTCCCGAGAACGCCACGACCGAGAAGCCGGTGATACGGGTCAAGCAGCTGATGGCCGTGGATGCCGTAGACGAGCCGGCTGCCAATCGTGACGGGCTCTTTGCGGCGCGGAACATGTGGGCGACAAACAGCCTCTCGCAAGAGGCGTTTGACGATATTGACGAGTACCTGAGCGGCGCAGGCGTGACGCCGCAGCGAGCGTTTCAATTCGCGCTGGCCTATTTCACGGCGCGGGGGGTAGACGTAAAGGAGTTCAAGCAGATGGCAGAAGAAGAAACCGTAGAGGAAACCAAGGCTCCCGAGCAGCCGGAGGCAACGCCGGCCGCTGCTGATCCCGCCGCTGAGCAAGCCGAACCAGACGCCGACGCAGGCGCAGGCGCAGGCGCAGGCGCCGAACTAGCGGCACTCAAGGCGCAGGTGGCAGCGATGGCGGCAGAGCTGGCCGCTAAGGGCGAGCGCGAGATAGAGCTGAGCCAAGCACTGAGCCAAGCCGACGCACGGCTGCAGGATCTGGAGCGCGACGCCATGCGCGGGCGCTTTGCTGCGCTGGCCGCCGGCTGGTACGGCGACACTGGCAAGCACGTGGACATGCTCGATAAGCTGGCGGCCCTGGATGGCGAGGCCGGCGAATCCATCCAGTTCTACGTGCAGACGCAGACCGCCCTGGCTGAGCAGGTCAAGGCCGCAGGGCTGTTTGGCGAGAAGGGTACCGACCGGCCCGGCAACTTTGCCAGCGCCACGGAGCAGGTTGCGCAGCTGGCTGCGGCGCGGGCCAGAGAGCAGGGCATTTCGTTGGGCGAGGCAATGAAGCAGGTCTTTGGTGAGCAGCCGGGCCTGTACGAACAGTATGTGGTCGAATCTGTGGCCACGAAAGCAAAGGGGAGGGAGTAACCATGACCACACAAAGTGCGGCCGTCTTTGATTTCACGTTCAAGGCCGCGGCTGACCAGTCGACCAAGCAGTATTACCTGGTGGAGCTGAGCGCCGCCAACACCGTGGCGGTGTGCGACGCCGCTACCGACCGGGTAATCGGTGTGCTGATGAACAAGCCCAGTGCGGCCGGCCAGGCTGCCGACGTGCGCGTCCTTGGCATCGCGCCGGTTGTCAGCGACGGGTCCGGTACGGCGATTGCGGCCGGTGACTACGTGGGTTCGTCCAGCGGCGGCAAGGCAGTCAAGAAGGCCACAGCAGACTACAGCGTGTGCGGCATCGCCCTCGCTGCGTCAAGCGCTGACGGCACGGTGATCCCCGTGCTACTCACGCCCGGTGCGTTCTTCCGCACGGCCGCCGGCTAAGCCAGGCAGCTAAGAGACGACTAACCAGGTTGATGCTAGGAGGCACAACGAACGATTATGTCTAAGTACACAAGCAAGGACGTGCATGTAGACCAGTTGCTGACCAACGTCAGCGTCGGCTACAGCAACGCAGGCTATATTGCCGACCAGATTTTCCCGGTCGTGCCGGTTGACAAGCAGAGCGACAAGTACCTCGTGTACGACAAGTCGCACTGGTTCCGCAACGAAGCAAAGATCCGCGCGACCGGCACCAAGAGCGAGCGCGGCGGCTGGACCTACAGCTCTGACACGTACTTTTGTGACCGTTTCAGCTACGGTCACGAGATTTACGACGAAGAGCGCGACAATGCCGACAACGCCTTCCAGTTAGACAGCGACGCCGCCGAGTTTGCTACCGACAAGGTCCTCATGCAGCGTGAGGTGGCGTTTGCCGGCGACTTCTTCAAGACTTCCGTCTGGGGCACCGACAAGACCGGCGGCAGCGACTTCACCCGCTGGAGCGACTACTCCGGCAGCGCGCCCTTGGTCGATGTGTCAGGCTGGATGGACACGATTGAGGGCAGCATCGGCCGTGAGCCCAACCGCCTGGTCATGGGCAAGGAAGTGTGGACCAAGCTGAAGTGGCACCCGGATCTCATCGACACCATCAAGTACACACAGCGCAGCCAGATGTCGCTGGAGCTGGCGGCCACGCTGTTCGAGGTGGATCGTATCCTGGTGGGTCGGGCCATCTACACCGCCTCGCCCGAAGGCACAGCGGAGGCATCCGTCACCTACAGCCGCATCTGGGGCAAGAATACTCTGCTCATTTACGTACCCAACACGCCGTCGCTGCGGCAACCGGCCGCCGGCTACACCTTCACCTGGCAGCGCGTGCCCAGCTCGCTGCGCTACATCAAGCGCATGCGTGACGAGGAGCGCGAGGCTGACATCATCGAGGCCAACGCCTACTATGACCACAAGGTGACAGGCGCCACTGCTGGCTTGTTCGGTTCGACGGTCATCGCCTAACCGGGGGCTAACCGGCAAGGATTTAACTATGGGCAGTAAGGTATGGGCCAAGCGGCCCATCGGCTACGGCAGTCAGGAAATCGACCGCGGGCAGGTGTTCGACTTGGCCGGCGCACGTAACGACGAGAAGCTTTTACGCTTGGGTTACATTGCCCCCTTCGAAGGCAAGTCCAAGGATCTGGTCGAATGCGCCGCGTGCGGAGCGCAGTTCATCGGCGGCGACGAACGCCGGGGGCACTACGAAAAGCGCCACGTGCGTGTGCTGTCACCTGAAGATGAAGACTCCCGCGCCGACCGCGAAGAGCGTTTCCTGGCTGAAGTGGCCCCGCTGCATCTGGAAAAAACGGAGGCTAGCCAGTAATGGAGAAGGTACGCTCGAAGCTTGTGGCGGGCACAGTCACCGCTACTTCGTTATCTGTGAGTGGCAAGCCGGTGGCGGCCGGCACGCAGGCGGCGCACATCGCCGATGCGTCTACGGCCCACGCCTTGAACGCTACGTTCAGCGATACAGAAGCCGAGGCGGCGCTGAATGCGCTGGGCACGAAGATCAACAGCATTCTGGATGCGCTGGAAGCGTTTGGGATTCTAGCGGCAAGCTAAGGCGGCAGGCGAGCAATGGCGATAATCTCGGGGGCGGACATCGATAAGGTGCGGGTGCTGTGCGGCGACCCCGTCGGCGACGCGCAGGTGCTGGACGACAGCATGATCTCGTTTTTCCTTGAGGAATACAACGGGAACTACTACCGCGCCGCTGCCGATGCCGCCGCCGCCATCGCTGCCCACTACGCCGGCCAGGTCGACGTCCGCGTCGGCATTCTGTCCTCGTCCAACAGTCAGAAGACACAGCAGTTTGCGGAGCTGGCAACGGCATTGCGGCGTCGGGCCGACGACAGGTCGCTGGCGTTGGCCGTGCCCTTCGCGGGCGGCATCAGCGTAGCCACCAAAGAGGCGACTGAGGAGAATACCGACCGCGTACCGCCATCATTCACGCGCGAGCTGCACGAAGAGGAGGGTGAGCCCGATGCTTGACGTGCGCGAGGGCGACGTGCTGGTTTTGAGCAGCACCGAGTATCCCATCAAGTCGTGTGAGGCATGGCCCTGGCCGGCTGGCACGCGTGGCGTCGTCCCGTTCCTGGGTGCAACTGCGAGCACAAAGCGCAGCCCTGGCATAGTCAGCGGCAAGCGCGGCGAGCCGGTTACCCACCTGGCAGGCGTTCGTAGTACGGCTCTGTATCCGGCGACGCCCGATATTCTCAAGCGCGAGGACCTGCAGACGCCGCACACGCTGCTGATGGCCTACCTGGATGGCGGCGATACGGTCTATGCTCTGGTAGTGGAGGACCTGCGCTGATGCCTGTCACCGTACAGGGTGTAACGCTCAAAACCACCGTGCAAGGGCAGGTAGAGGCGCTGGCGGCCGTCCAGCAGATGGAGCGCGAGATTGCCGGCGCCAACAGCGCCTTCCGCCGGGCCATCGGGCGCGCGGCGGAGCACGGCCAGCGTTACGCCCGCCAGATTTCGCATGTAGATACCGGCGAGCTGCAGGCGGCGCACAGATCCAAGTATACCGGACCCCTACGCGCTGAGGTCTACATTGACCAAGGGCGGCGCAACATCCGGGGCGGCCGGCCGCACATCTACGGCGTGTACGAGCACGCGCGCGGCGGTGGGCACGCCTTCTATGCCCGCACAGTCAGCGAAGAGGGCGGCGCCATTCTCACCGAAGTCGCCAACACCATCATAGCGAGCCTGCCATGACCGCACCACGCGAGGCCGCCCGTAAACAGCTGGCGACGCTGCTCGAGGCCGCCCTGGTGGGCACCGGCAAGCCGGCTCAGGCCGTCTACCCCTACCAGGTGGGCGACTTCAAAGGCGCAACGCCGGTTGTCGCGGTGACGTCGGGGCCCATGCGCCGCCGGTTGGACAGCATGGGCGAGTGCTGGCGCAAATCGTTTCAGCTGTTTGTCTACGTGTTCGTCGCCTACTCCGATGCTGCCGGCTGGACGGAGGACATGGCGGAGGATGCGATCGACGCCATCGAGGACGGCATTGCCGCGGTCATCCTTGCCAACCCGCGCACCGACGCCTGGGTAACGATTGCCTACGATGATGCCGGTACGCAGCTGGATGGCGTTGTCATCGGCGGCGAGGAATACCGGCGCGAACTGATCACCTTCGATGTGGAGGCTTATGGCTAAGAAGAGTAACCCCGAAAACGATACTCGCCTGCCAGTGCGCTACCTGAACCCCGGCGCCTACATCCCCGGCGTGCCGCAGTGTGACATGACGGCGGAGCAGTGGGCGGAGGTGCCGCTGCCGCTGCGGTCACTGGCGCTGGCGAGCGGGTTGTACGAAGTGGATGCGGAGATACCCGCCCCGGCTGCCGATGCGGTGCCGGCCAGTGGAGAGGAGTGTGAGGGATGCCAGCAGTAACGACTGAACTACGCGTGCAGGCCGGCACGCAGTCCGTGTGGGGCACCGGCGTCACGCCGACTGTGGCCCTGCGCGGTGTCACCGGCTGCAAAATCAAGCCCGACCAGCAGATCGACATCCTGAGCGATATGCTGCTCAATTTCACCGGCGGCGACACGCCGGTCGTCACGCGCAACGGTGGCGGCGGCTCGGTCGATGGCTGGGCCAGCTATGAAGACCTCGCTTACTGGCTGGACAACTTCTTCGGCCAGGCCACACCCGGCACCAGCCCTGGCTACTCGCGCGCCTACGCCGCGCCTATTTCGACCCTGCCGACGCTGCGCCTGCTGTCACTTGTGCATGGCGAGGCGAACGTGGGCGCTTACCGCCTGATTGGCGGTATCGGCAACACGTTCACGCTCAAGCAGGAGGTCGGCAAGGAACTGACTTTCAGCCAGGAGCTCATCGGCTCCACCATCGACGCCACCACGCTGGCTGGCGCTTTGACAGTGCGCACCGTGACGCCCATCGTCTCGGGCGACGTAGCAACGCTCTTCCTGGACGCCTGGGCCGGCACGATGGGGGCGACGGCGCTGACCAAGTGCTATCTGCGCAGCATGACGCTGACCGTCAACGCCAACCGCCAGAACCGCTACTGCATCGGCAGCCTGACATCGCCTGATTACATCACGAAGCCTTGGGAAGGCACGCTGGATGTGATGCTGGAGTGGAACGCGACCAGCAAGGCGCTGATTGACACGATGGTGGGCGGCGCCAAGAGCCAGCATCAGTTGGAAATCAACTATTCCGGCGGCACAAACAAGACGCTCAAAATCCAGTTCGCCGGCACGGTCAGTGAGTCGCCTGACATCTTCCAGGATGACGACGGCGTGGTCGCAGTTGGATTAAAGCTGAAAGGCACCTATCACAATACGTTCGCCAACTGGCTGAAGCTGACGCTGGTTAACGCCGTAACAACCTTGGCGTAAGGAGTGCGTGTGAAGGAACAGGACAATGGCGAAGTGCAAGAGCGGGAAGAAGGGCAAGGGGAAGCGCCGGTAACGCCGGCCGCACCCATGACGGTTACACTGCGCCTGCCAGGGCCGGATGAGCGCGGCTTTCTGCGCCGCATCCGCGAGGTACAGACAATCATGGATCTAGCCAAGGATGGCGGCGTGTTGGGCGTTTTTACGATGTGGGGCGCCTTCGCCGACTGGCTGGCCGACAAAGGCTACGTGCAGGCGCCGGCCGGGGTTGACCCGCACGAAGCCGTCCAGGACCTGACGCGCGTCGAGTTGAATCACGTTCTGAACGTGTTCGCCGGCACCGAGCTGCCGAAAGCTGTGGACCCTCCGAACGGCGCCTGATCCGCTACGCCCTGCGCGGCGAATCCAGCCAGATGCCCGGTTGGGTGCTGGTGTTGGAAGCGGCGAAAGAATGGGGGGTCCCCCCCTGGCAGGTAGAGGATGAGGCGTCGGTGTTGTGGTGGCAGCGGTGGTTGACGCTACGCGACGAGACAAGCGACGCGCGCAAGAGAGCGGCGGATAAAGCGGGGCAGGAGGATTGATACTCTGTCCCGCTTTCGTTTATGATTGGGGCGCAAATCCTTTCATCCCATTAAGAATGGAGAATATCCCCATGCCTGTTACTGTAGGTCCCATCGAAGCCGCCTTGATGGCTTTTGGTCCGCTGCTCTGCCTGGTGGCAATCCTTGCCATTGCTGTGGTCATCCTGATTGTGGTTGTGCGCAACGGCAACCGCCAGAAGGCGATGCAGGCGCAGATGCAGCAAACGAAACAGGAGCAGGGCAAGAAGGCTCCATAGCCCATCCGTTGACTTTAACGCCGCCTTAGGCTAAACTATATCCAACCAAACAACGCAGGGCCGGCCACCATGCCGGCTGACGCGACGTGAAACGCAGAGACACGGGCGCACTCCTTTCGAGGGGTGCGCCTTTTTTGTTGCCTGCCAGGGGCTGAACGGTGCCAAACTACGTTCTAAAAATTGTAATCGAGGGTGAGGACCGGGCGAGCGGCGCCATTAAGAACGTCCAGGGTGCCCTGGGCTCGCTTGGCAATATCGCCGGCGGGGTCGCCATCGGCAACCTCCTGAGCGATGGCGTCAAGGGCCTGGCTGGCATGGCTAAGGGCGCCCTCGACAGCTACGCCGCATACGAGCGCCTGGGGCAGTCTATCAATGCCCTGACCGCCAAGCAGGCCCTCCTGTCAGGCAGCGCCAGCACAATGACGCAGGCACTGGGACAGACCAAACAGCAATCGAAGGAGCTTTTAGGCTGGATCGAAAAGCTCGCGATCGAGTCGCCGTTTTACCAGCAGGATGTGGCCGGCGCCTTCCGCATGGCGATGGCGTTGGGTTTCAATACCCGCGAGGCACAGCGCTTGACGACGGCCATGGTCGACTTCTCTGTCGCCACCGGGCAAGGCGGTGAGACAGTCGAGAGAATCAGCAGGGCCTTGGGTCAAATGCGAACTAAAGGCCGCGTAAGCATGGAGGAAATAAATCAGCTTACGGAAGCTGGCGTCGATGCTATGCGCATCCTGAGTGATGCGACCGGACTCACTGGCGAAGCGCTTTCCAAGAAAATCGCGCAGGGCGCCGTCGATGCTGACACGGCGGTCAATGCCATTTTGACCGACACCGAAAAGTTGTATGCCGGCGCCGCCAAGGCCAGCGCCACCAGCATGGCAGGCGTGCTGTCTAGCTTGAACGAAGCAAAAGACATCATCGGCCGCGAGCTGTTCACCGGCGTATTTGAGCAGTTACAAGGCCCGTTGAGTGCACTGACTACCATCGTCACGGCGCCCGAGTTCAAGGCCGGACTTGAATCCTGGTCGGCGACGTTGGGTGCGTTCACTGGCGAGCAAATTGAAGCGGCTGCCGGTGCGATGGAGCGGATCGATAAGGCCATTTCTCCCCTATTGAATGCACAAGCACCGGCCTGGCTTACGGCCCTCCAGGGTGCTGCACTGCTGACCGGCACCGAATTCAAGGTCAAAATCACGCCGGAAATGACGGCGCTGGAGCAGCCGAACGACGGGTGGAAAGTCCTCGTTAAACCCTACGCCACATCGATTGAGGCGCCTGAGGGCGGGTGGAAAGTCGATGTTTCTGCAACAGCGATAAGTCTCTCTACTAAGGAGGGGGAATCGCTCTCTGTCGATGCAGTTGCCAAGACTCTGACGATTGACCCCGGCTTCAGCCTGCCAGCGCTGCAATTCAAAGCCAATATCGACCCTGAATCACAAAAGACTATTGACGCCCTCCTGGGAGCGGGCGCAGAAGGCGGCGCCAAGGGGCTGGGTTATGAACTCGGGCAGCAGACGCGCAAGGAGTTAGACAAGGAATTAACCTCGCTTGCCGACATATTGAAGCTGAATTTCGGCATCACGTTCGGTGGAAAAGCGTCACTTGACGAGGTAGTCAAAGAGCAGAACATCGGCATTAAGACCGTCGAAACAACCGCTTCGTGGAAAGAAGGTACACAGCAATCGTTGTTTGACCAGATGCAACGCCAGTTCGGTGAACCCATCATGCTGGCCGGCTCTTGGCTCGCCGACACGCTAGGCAGCCTCTGGAACCAGGTGCAAGCACAGTTCAACGCCAATCCGATCGATGTGCTCGCCAAGGTCAAACTGCAATTACCGCAAATCCAAGGTCCTGTTGATTCCCCCGCCCGTCAGGCGGCCAGTCGGGCCATCGGCGAGAACTACGGTATGACCACGCCCCGCCAGTACAACGGCTGGGACGATGGCAACGCTGCCGGCACCGACTTCTGGAAGGGCGGCTGGACCTGGGTCGGCGAGGAAGGCCCCGAGCTGCTGAACCTGCCGCGCGGCGCACGCATCCTAAGCAATCCCGATTCAATGCGCATGATCGGGCAGAACGCCGGCGGCACGACGCAGCTCCCCCCCGGCGCCGGGCCGATTGTTGCGCTCCTTGGTTCGCTGGGGCTGTGGAAGTCAGCCGGCGCCGGCGCACAAATAGGCCCAAAGACGGCCGACCAGGCTCGTGGCTGGCAAGACTTCACGCAAAAGGGCGTGCAGGCCATGCAGACGGCCGCAGACCGCACCGGCGCCGCCTTTGAAGACACCGCCAAGAAAGTCAATCAGACGTTCGAATCTGCCCTCCAGGGAGTGCCGGGGCTATTCGGCACATCCTCCGTCACTGCGGATGACATGCGCAAATCGCAGTTGGGGCTGTACCAGCCGAAAGCAGATGAATACCTGCGGCAGCTCTCAGACGAGGTGTTGAATAACAAGGAATGGGGCGACAAGGTCGACATCAAGGACGCCGCCAAGCGTGCGGGCATTGACCCCAACCTGCCCAACGACATCATCCTTGAGCTTGTCAAAGAGGCATGGAATAACTCGTCACTATTTGCCGAAGGCAAGAACTTGGACCTCATCAACACCGATGCGGTCAAGGCGGCCATTGAGCAGCAGCAAAAAGAACTGTCGGGACAGGCCAGCCTTAAAGCCTTGTTTGGCATCAACGACGAGAACCTGCAGAAGCAGTCGGAGGCACTGGGTGCCGGGCTCGCCTCCGTCTTCGGCGGCGCCAGCGAGACCGATGCGGTCAAGGGTGCCGGCACCGCTCTCTTTGCCAAAACGATGGTGGGCTTTACCGACCCAGGCGTGGCGGCGGCCGGCGTCAAGGGCATGGCGGATTCCATCGTCACTGCCACCGGCACACCCGAGAATCAGGCGGCGCTTTACGATGCCGGCGGGGCCGGGTATGACACGTATTTCAATGGCTGGAAAGCCAAAGCCAACGCAGCGCCCATCGTGCCACCGGGTGGTGGGTCCGGCACAGCGCCGCCGGGTGGCACCCCGCCGGCCGGCAACGCGCTGGGTACGCCCTCCTGGCGCGGCGGCTGGACGGTGGCGGGCGAATACGGTCCCGAGTTGCTGAATCTGCCGGGGGGCACGTCGATCTACGACGCCCCGACGTCTCAGCGCATGCGCCGGGGCGGCATGCGACCGATGGTGGTCAACCAAACGTTCGTCGTCAACGACAAGCTCATGGCGGAGCAGGCCGCACAGCGGGCCGTCCAGCTGATTCGCAAGGGAGGCCGCTAATGGCGCACGTCATCAGCATCACCGACGGCACGACCACGATTACCTTCACCGCCGCCAACGGCTACCAGGTGGAAGAGTACGACCCCCGCACGCCCGAGGCGGAGAACGGCGGTGACGTGGACAGCATCGCCGAGACGCTGCAGATCTACATCACCGGTTCATCCGGCAGCCAGGTGCAGACCCGCCAGGCGGCGCTGGAACGGCTGCTCGGCGGCGTGCGCAACCGCGCCAAGTCTGGTGTAGGACCGCGCGTCTTTTTGCAGTTACAGCTGGACAGCGATGCCTCGACCTGGCGGTCAGAGTTGTTCGCCTATGCCCTGCCGCCCAAAGAGCAGGCGCTGCGCCTGTGGCCCAATAATGTTGTGTCGCTGGAGTTGTCGATTCTGCGGGCGCCCTGGTGGGAGGGAGCGCTCGTGCAACTGCCCTTGACTAACGGTAACGGCAGCAATAATACGTCGGGGTTGACCATCTACGACCATGACGACGGCGGCGCTGGCCACGACAACTATGTGCAGATTGCCGCGGCCGATGTGGCAGGTACACTGCCGGCGCCGGTCAAAATTGAATTGACCAACAGTACCGGATCGACACAGAACTACGCCTGGATCTGGATGGCGAACAATGCTCTCTCCGACCCGGCCAACTTCACGCACATCCTGGAGGGCGAGAGTGTGGTCAGCGGCGGTTCCACCGGCAGCAACAGCGATTCGTCCAACAGCGGCTATTCAACCATCACGATCAACACCCAGGACGTCCAGCAGTGGACCCTCTCGCAGGCGCTGCTACAGGACGCTATGGGTTATGACTTCCATTTAATGGCGCGCTTCCGCTCGGTGAATGGCACGGTCTATCTGCGGCCGGCGGTACGAGATGCCACCGGCACCTATGCCCTGTGGACGGGCGACGAAGTGCAAGTCACTACAACCAGCGACCCGATTGTCGACCTGGGGGTGATTCCCCTGCCCCCAGGCGGTTACAGCACAGCCTACGGTGCGCAGCGGCTTTATGTGGCCATGCGCAGCGCATCCAGCGTAGTTGTGCAGGTGGACTTTTTTGCCTTCTTCCCAGCCGGCACGTTCCGGCGCCTCAAAATGCTGTCCACGATTGCGAACGGCGTCAAAATCACCGATGACCAACCCGAGAAGCGGGGCTACAGCCTCAATGGCAGTGTCGAGACGCCTAACGTGGCGCCGCAGGGGCGTGACTTGCTGCTCTACCCCAACACCCTCCAGCGCATCTACTTCTTGTGGTCCCTGGGCGGCTTAACGGCGCCCATCGACCAGACATTTACGGTCAAGGCGTGGTACAGACCAAGGCGGAGTTCGTTCTAATGCCGGATCTCGCCGCCTCCTTCTGGAACCGGAATAATCAAGCCGTCAATCCCCCGGCCGGCCTCGTGTTCACCGTCAACCGCTCCAGCGCGGTGGCGCAAGGCGGCTATGACAGCGCCGAAATCGAAGTGTCAGGCCCGGAACTGGCGCTGCATCAACTGCGCTCGTGGCTGCGCTATCGCGTGGAAATCTGGGGCGATGCGGGCATGGTGTGGGAGGGCTATGTCAGGGAGATTTCCATTACCCTGCCAGGAACGAACGTAGTCTCCAGCTTGGAACAGATGTACAACGCCATCAAGGTCATCTACTCCTATACCGACGATGATGGCGGCAGTGCCACGGGCGAAACCGACTGGCTGACCGACGCTGATTCCATCAATGAGTTTGGACGCAAAGAGGCAATTCATTCGTCAGGCGGGGAGACAACGCAGGAGGCAGCGGAGGCACTGCGCGCGACGGTGTTGGCCGGCACCAAGAAAGCCAGCCAACCCGCGGTAAGCGTGGAAGGCACGGACGGCAGCGTGGGCGCCGTGTTGACCTGCGGCGGGCGCTACCATGAGCTCGAACAGCGCTACCACACCGACACCGGCGGCTACGAGGCGCACGAACAGACAGGCGAACGGGTGCTGCTGGGCTGGACCTATGGCCCGACCAATACGATCGGCTTTGTCCAGCACCCCTATAACCGGCTGTGCGACTACGCCAGCAACCTGGGCGCCTTGGACGCTGATGATCAGCTGCTTGTAACAGGCACATGGGGCGGGTCCAACAACGGGTTGAAGGTCGTTAAAAGCAAAGTCGGCGGCGACCCCGAAAGCTACACTGCGAACACCATCTCCTTTGACCCGGCAGACGATGTGCTCGACAGTGCCGGTGGGCTCGATTTTGTGCGCGCCAAAGAAGCCATTGCCATCACCGGTACGACGGGGGCGCTGAATGACGGCGTGTATTTGTCCAGTGACGTGACCAGTCCCACCAGGTTCGAGGTGGCAAGCTACGGCGCCTCACCCGTCGTAGCGCAGGCAGCCGGGCCGGCGGTGACGATTGCGCAGGCGCAGGCGGTGGAGCTTGTCAGTTCGCCGGTCAATGAATCCAGCGGCAACAACATTACCTTGACCGCCTACGGCCAGAAGATTGCCATGCGCTTTCAGCTGGCAAACGGTCCCTGGACATGCGGGGAGATCGCCATCCACGTCGCCAAGTGGGGCAGCCCATCTGACGATGTTGTCATCAGCCTGTTCAGCGACAATGGGTCTAACCAGCCCAATGCTCTGCTGGGTTATGGCGTCATCCACCCGGCGGACATTCCCAGCCAGTCGGCAGCCTGGCGCAGCGCCAAGCTCATCAGCCTGGTCACGCTCGCCAATGCGACCAAGTACCACATTGTCGTGAGCCGGGGCGGGTCGTCACACCATCTCAACTACTACACCGTCTCCTGTGACAGCGACAGCAGCTACCCCAGCGGCGACATGCTGCTCTGGACCAGCATGACCTGGGACGCCCGTTACAACGGCGGCCATATGGCCTTCAAACTCTGGGCGACCCTGGATTCGACGGTAAAAATTGCCGGTATCGTCGCCGGGGCAATCGGGGCCGTAAGCGCCACCTACAGTCAGAATCTGTCCGGCGTGCGCACCCGGCAGCTGCGTGACAATCGGTCAACCGCCTGGGAGGAAATCATACAACTCCTGGGCACCGGCAACAGTGCCGGCGCACGGTTACTGGCCAGCGTCACGCCGCAAGGGACGTTGGTTGTCGATGCCGAAAGCGACTTCAACATCCAAACGGCACTGGTGTGGACACGTGACGGGCGGCTGCGGCAAGCCAACGGGCGCTACCTGCTGCCGGGTATGCTGCCGGTGGGGCAATGGGTGCAAATCGAGTCGCTGCTGACAGCGGACTGGCAGGCGGACACGACGCGCTTTTTGGTGGATTCGGCAGAGTACGACGCACGTAACGGGCGGTGGTCGCTGCGCCCCAAGGCAGCCGCCAATCCATTCGATCTTGGCACGGAGCAGGGGTAACGCATGCCACGCACTTACAGCGGCGAGTACAAACGATTACAACCCTATGTCATTGAAGAGATCCGCAAGGTCGTTAATGCCCTGGGGCTGGGCGGCAGCGGCACGGGCAGTGGCACGGTCGCCAAGCATGCCATCGCCGGCGACCGGCACACGGGCGAGCTGGCGCAGACGCAGGCGCCCTGGGCGGCGACGAAGGTAGAGCTCTCCAACCATGCGGCGCTGCCGGACGTGCACCACGCCAAGCTGCACGCCATCACGGACGCGGCGAATCACAGTGTCACCGGGTCGCAGTATCAGATTGTGGGACTGACGGCCGTCAACACGCTGGGCCTGCTCACGCCATCGGCCACGCCGGCCGCCAACGCCGTCGTCAAGACGGACGGGTCGTCAGGGGTGACGCTCGTGGATCTGACCGTGACGTCGGACCTGTTTATGAGCGGCTATCTCGACTTTGGCACCGACGTCATGTACGAGGATGCCAGCTACCTACAGGTGACGGGCGCCAAGGCTGTCAGGTTCGGCCAAAACATCGGCAACGCCAACTGGACGGTGTACAGCGCGGGCGGCGCGTCGTTCGGCGGCAACGTCGACATTGTGAGCGGAGGAGATCTTTACGTAGCTGGCTCAGGCCCATACGCCGGGAATCAGGTTCTATTCGTTGACAGCAGCGGCGGCAACGTCGGCATCATGATGAACCCCGACCCACAATTCGCCCTCGACATCAACGGGCCAGCGCGGGCGACCTACTGGATTGGGCCGCACGCCATACAGTTAAAGAACGTGCTGCTGCTCAGTCACTTCGACGGGCGCTACCCCTACAGCAGCAACTTTAGCGGCGAACCAAACGGGCACATGGGGCAGGTTGCAACGGTTATCGGTGACGTTATCTACCGCTACGGCAGATACTACAAGGCGGGGCAGTTCGCAGCGGCTAACACCAACCTGATTACCAACCCGCGCCCTGACCCCGGTGGCTCGGCGTCCAACTGGAACTACAACGCCGGCACCGCGCCCGTCAATGCGGTGAGCACCAACATGCCGGAGGGGGCGGTTGGTGAGCGCGTCATCTACTACGCCAACCACCA